AGGTGCGGAACGGGGGAGTACAATATCTTTTAATAATTACAGGCAGTATCAGGCAGACCCGCAGATATTCGAGGGATGGTCAGCCCATTGTATTCATATGGATGAGGAGGCACCTGAGAGTATCTTCGAGACATTGGTGGGCGGTAGAACCGTGGACTATCATGGACGGGTGCTGTTGACCTTCACGACCTTGCAGGGATGGACCCCATTGATTAATAGTTTATTGAAGGGTGCCGAGACTGTGGAGTCGAGATATAGCGAGTTGATGGGTCGAGAGTTACCTGTTGAACAGGTGTCGATGAATTGGCCTGATTGTAGAATTTATTATTTTTGGTCTGAGATGTCCCCTTTTGTTGACTACAACGAACTGATCCGAACCTACTCCAAACAACCGCAGGAAGTGAAGCTTGCCCGTCTTTACGGGATTCCAAGCAAGGCGATGGAGGGGAGATTCCCTAAGTTTAATAGAGACACTAATGTTGTCCCCCATGAACGAATCCCCTTCATCGCCGATCCTACGGTACGATCCACCCGGTACTTTGTATGCGATCCCGGTGGATCAAAACCTTGGGTCGCGATATGGGCGGCAGTCCTGGAGGATGGCACGATCTATGTGTACCGGGAGTTCCCTGATTCATCGATGGGTCAATGGGCATTGCCGCATGTAAATGGCTTGGGCAAGAGCGTGGGTAAACCAGGGCCTGCACAGCGTCCGCTAGGATGGGGGTATGCCGCATACAAGGAGCATTTCGAGGCTTTGGAACAGGGCGAGGATATCTTCGAGCGAATCGTTGACCCCCGTATGGGAGCCGCCACGGTGCGCGAGAAGGAGGGGGAGAGTAATATTATTAACACTATGGCGAACCTTGACTTTGTTATGCGACCCGCACCGGGCGTGGAAGTGGAGGCGGGTATTGCAAAAATCAATGATGCACTAGCATGGGATGATACGGAACCAATGACGGAGAAGAACAGACCGAAACTCTTTGTATCTGACAGGTGTGACAATTTTATTAGCTCGATGCTTGAGTATACAGGCAGTTCCCGCCAGGAGCATTTCAAGGATTTTGTGGATACTATCAGATATTTAATGGTCAGCGGTCCCGACTATATTGGTGGTGGAAGCCTGATGTGTACAGGTGGCGGGGGATATTGACTTGCCATGTCAACTACAAAAGGTTACATTATGCTACGCATATGCAGTCTGCCGCCGATGACGAATTACTTTATGTCAGTAAAGAGCCTGATGTTGACTATCTTGCGGAAACTTACCGCAGGACTCAGTCGGAGTTGGGCGAATGGTTAGACCGTAGACAGCGCGATTACGATGTAAGAAATTGTCTATGGGCAGGAAAGTCCGATGATTTCAAGAAGCATTCCAATCTGAGTCAAACAGGGGAGGTATTCCCGTGGGATGGTGCGAGTGATCAAGAGATTCGCATGGTGGACAATCAGATAAACAAGTGCGTGGCCATGACTACAAATGCGGTAAGATCCGCACACATCGTGGCAACCCCTGTGGAATCAGGTGATATTGAGCGTGCAAATGTAATATCCATGTTCCTTCGTTGGTTAATGAACTCCAAGATGGAGGAGTTTTACGATCAATTGGAATTAGGATTAAACCACTTTTTCGAGAAGGGCCTGATGGTACATTATGTATATTGGGACTCCAAGGAACTTAAACAGCAACAAACCATCCGTTTAGACGAGATCGCACAGGCGCTCCCGCAGATTGCAGAAGTAATCCAGGATGGAAGTATGGATGAGGAGTTATCCGCCGCGTTAAAAGACCAATTTAAAGTATCCAAGTCCAAGGCAAAAGCGATGCTTCGCGAGCTACGCAAGGATGGCACAACCACAGTCCCCGTTACCCGCCAGGTCGTAAATCGACCCCGCATTAAGGCATTGGCACCGGACGAGGATGTTATTTTTCCTAATTATACAATAGATCCACAGGAGGCACCTTATTGCTTTCATGTATTGCACATGACTCCTGAACAGTTGGAATCCAAGGTTAACCCTGAAGGATGGGATGCCGAGTTTGTGGAAAGGGCGAAAGATCAAGCCAAGCATACACAAGCAGATAATAGCCTGTATAACATTAGGCAGGAAGATGCGGTAATCCGCGATGATGATGAGACTATTAGAATAGTGTACTGTTATCAAAGACTGCTTGATGAGGATGGAGTTCCCGGTATTTACTGCACAATCTTTCATCCGGATATTCCTGAGTTGTATGCCAAGCATGAACTTATGGATTATGCTCATGGTAAGTATCCATTCGTGGTTACCAAATATGAGAATATAAGCAAGAGACTTTACTCATCCCGCTCAATCCCTGAAGTGGGAGAACCTCTTCAGCAGGTAGCCAAGATTGAAAGTGATGCACTAGTTGACCGTCAATCATTAGCAACTTTACCACCTTTAGAACACCCTCTCGGAAGACCCCCCACGAAGTATGGTCCGGGGGTTCGTATCCCGTATCGTACACCTGGCGAGATCCGTTGGGCAAGCACACCCCCATTTGATGGCGGAAATGTGGAAGTCCGTAGATACATACAGGAATTATTCGACCGCTATATGGGGAATAACGCTCCAGGCGTTGATCGAGTGGAAGCGCAGAATAAACAGCAATCCACCATCAATAAGGTATTTAATCACCTCAAGTATGTGATCGACCAAGTATGGACTCTGTATCAGCAGTATGGACCCGATGCAGAGTTTTTCCGCGTTACCGGGATGCAAGATGTACAGAAGTTTAGTAAAGGCAGACCGGGCGAAAGATTTGACTTCTATTTACAGTTTGATGTGGCAACACAAGATCCTGAGCAAATGTTGGAGAGAGTAAAAGCAATTGCAGAACTTGCCCCTGCTTTGGATAGATCAGGCACTTTGGATACAGAAAGACTGCTTCAGCTTGCAGTCGGACAGATCATGCCTGGTGCATCTGAGAAGATTATGATCCCCAAGGAGACAGCATCACAGAAAGCGGTGGATGAGGAAAGGCAAACAATTGCTGAACTTATGGCAGGAGTACCGCCAAATGTTCGTCCACAGGATGCACATGAACTGAAGATGCAAGTATTTCAACAGTGGTTATCACAACCTGATATTCAACAAAAAGCTCAACAAGATCCGGCATTGCAGGAGCGTATACAGAATTATATGCAACAGCGTCAGATGCAGATTACACAAAAGCAGAATGCTGTTATCGGCAGACTCGGTGCGGCTCCCACGCAATTCGGACAAACCGCTCAGACAGAAGCGGCTTAGAAAGGGACATATATTATGCCAATGGTAGGTAAGAAGAAATTCGGTTACGGTACAAAGGGTAAAGCGGCGGCTAAAGCTTATGCAAAGAAGACCGGAAAGAAGATGGTCAAAAAGCGTGGCAAGCGGTAAACCAACTAAAGTAAATTCGCCAAGACGAATCCGCAAAGGCGAGCCAGGCTACGGCAAGAAGAAGTTTGTAGTCTTAGCATCTGAGGGCGGTAAGAAAAAAACCATCCGTTTTGGGGATGCTAATCTTAGTATTAAGAAAAACAATCCTGCTCGCAAAAAAAGCTATTGCGCAAGGAGTGGTGGCATTAAAGGCAAAAGTACTAAATTAAGTGCTAATTATTGGTCACGAAAAATGTGGAACTGCTAGATGCCAAAGGACGCATGTTATAAGAAAGTAAAAGCACGGGTAAAAGTATTCCCGTCTGCCCGTGCGTCCCAACAGATTGCGAAGTGTCGCAAATCAAAAGGACAGGTAAAGAAGTCCGCAAAAGGCGCATCCTTAAAAAGATGGAAGGACGAAAAGTGGAAAGATACCCGCACAGGCAAACCATGTGGACAGGGTGGTAAGAACGAATATTGCCGTCCAACCAAAAGAGTTTCCAAGAAAACCCCAAAAACAAAAAGCGAAATGTCCAAGAGTCAGCTTGCCCGCAAGAAAGCGGAAAAGCGTAAAGTGGGAATGGGCAGGCGCGTAAAACCCGTCAGGCGTAAATGAGCAAAACTAACCACGAAATAGACCATGAGGATGCGATTAGAGCGTTGTCCGCTCTCAAAAACGACCCCCACTTCAAGCGATATATTGAGATGCGTGAAAGTATGCGTGAAGAAACTATCCGGGCGTTGCAGACTCCTGAGAACATCGCAGACACAAACAGACACTTTTACATCACGGGAAAACTCGAAGCGATAGACGAGGAACTAGACATCTTTTACAAGCTTTAGCTCGTTCCCAAGGAGTGACTTGCCCTCTGCGCTTGGGGTAGCGCAGGGGGTTTTTTATTGCCTTTGTCAAGACAATATACTACATTTTGCTACACTAGGCTACTGCCTTGATTTATTATGGAAACATTAACCGAAGAGGTTGTCTCGGAGTCCTCTGAAAATTCCGTGGAAACAGAAACGAAAGCAGATGGTAATGTCTCGATGGCCGAATTTGCGGAGCAATTGCTTCAAAGAAAACAAGCTAACGATTCGGAACCTGAAGCTCCAACCGAGGAAGCAGAGGAACCCGCTGAAGAAACTGCGGAAGTTGCAGAAGCTACCGAGGAACCTACCGCCGAAGAAACGGATGAAACAGAAAATGTGCCGTCCCCACAATCTTCGGAAAGTGTTCTTTTACAGTATGGAATAGACCTGGACAACTTGTCAGAGGAGGAAAGTCGCGACCTAGCCAAGGCCCTGAATGCATCTGCGGTCAAACGGTTTGGAAGACTTACCGCTCAGAAGAAAGCACTACTTGCAGAAAATGAAGCATTGCAGGCGCAAGCCGAGCAAGCCCAAAGCGAGCAAACTAGTGATACTCCTGAGTTCCTTAAAGATAATGCCTTGCACAATGTCAACGATGAGCAAGCACTCATGAAGGAGGTTGAGAATCTAAACACTTTAATTGAGTGGGCAGAGGATGGACTTGATAATGAGATGCAGTACGATGACGATGGAAATGAGTATATCTTGAAGGATGGCGATAAGACTTACTCTAAGAATGATCTAAAAAGGATAAGATCCAATGCGAAGAAAATAATTCGCAAGGATGCTCCTGCTCGCAAGCAATGGATTGAAGAGCGTAATAATTCTGATCAGCAGGCATTACAAACTTTCGATTTCCTTGGAGATCCTGAAAGTGCTGACTACAAGTTGTTCATGAGCGTAAAAGACCACAAGCTTTACAGGCCGCTGGTCAATCATTTACCAAACGCTAATTATGCCCTGGCCGCAATGGTGGTGGGTATGAATACGATAAATGAAAGAAGCGCTCAAAAGTCTAAACCCGCACCCAAACCAAACTCGCCCGTGGCATCCACGGAGGCGGGTACGGCAAGGGTGAAGACTCCACAAGCGGCAAAGCTGAAGGCTGTGGAGGCGGCATACAAAAAGTACGAAGAATCCGGATCTATGGCGGACTATCAATCTTATATAAAACTTAAAAGGAATTAATAAAAAATGGCATCTACAAAAACATATTCAGTAGCCGGAAACAGGGAGGATTTAACCGATATAGTCACCTTGTTGGAGCCGGAATCCACTCCATTGGTATCAATGGCTAAAAAGGGCAACGCAACAGGAACATTCTTCGAGTGGCAATGTGACGATTTAAGTACCGCCGCATTTGCCGGAGTACTTGAGGGCGAAGACGCATCATCCTTTGATGACAAAGCCGCTAACCGTGCAAAGCTTGGTAACTATGTTCAAAAGCTTCGCAGAACTTACGCAGTTTCCGATCTTCAGGAAATCGTAGATACAGCCGGAGTTGCAAGCGAGTACGCAAATGCCGAAAGTAAAGCAGTTCGCGAACTCAAAAGAGATCTTGAAGCCGCTGTTTGTTCCGCACAAGACCGTGACGCTGACGATGGATCCAATCCATACAAAACTCGCGGTATGCTTAAATGGTTAGGAGTTGGTGGTCAACCTGCTGATGTACCTGCCGGGTTCCAAAATGTCGCTAACGACACAACCGGAACACAGACTGAGACTACATTCAACGCAGTACTCCAAGAGCTTTACGAAGCCAACGGAATGCCTGGTGGACAACTCACCTTGATTGCAGGTCCTGGACTTAAACGCGAAATCTCAAACTTCGCTCGTCAGGAAGGTTCCACAACTGCCCTTAATTATCAAATCACACAACCTGCTGAGAGTAAGAAGATCAGTTTGACTGTGAATTTTTATGAGGGTGATTTCGGAAATGTGGCAATCGTGCCATCCGTGTTTGTAAACAGAACATCCGGAAGTGCTACTATCGATGCAGACGCAGGACTTCTTATCGATCCTGAGTATGTAGGTATCCACATGCTTAAAGCTGAGTCTACATCTGAGCTTGAGAATCGTGGCGGAGGTCGCAGAGGTTTTGCAGATCTCGTAGCTGGCCTTGCCTGCTATAGCCCAAAAGCACACGGATATTTTAACTGATCGGGCTTTTAACGGAGGGGGGTTCGCGATGCGGACCTCCCTCTAACCTTTACTAAAAATGGCGGAAATATTCTTACCAAGTTGGAAAAGCGGAAACGGATCGCAGTTCATGAAGAACCTCGACCGTTATTTGCGTTACGAAGTGGACATGGAAAAATCACAACTCGCAATGCGTGAGGCACAATGCCGTAAAGAGAACCGCGAGATGGGTTCCGCCAAAGCAGATGGGCTTGGACAATTAAAAGCATCCATCCCCGCCCGCGATTATTTTCGTTGGCATCAATTTAAGCCAGGATGTTGGGGCGATAAGAGCTTCATAAAAGAGTACCTTCGCGACAACCCATCCTTCAAGGCCGAGTCCTTAACCAAGAAGTCCTTTAGCGGACCTAGCTTCAACGCGGCATGAGAGAAGTAACGGTCAGTACGATGCTCACCAATCTTAAACACCTGGTGGGCGTTGACTCGTTACTTACGGATGAGCAAAATGCGGCAGTTCGCAGTTTCAATCGCTTTGGTAGATTGGCATGGGAGCGCACAAGATGGCCTGACACTATCCGCCTGGAGCAAAAAACACCTGACAATCAGGTGCGCAATGTATCTGTAGGAGGTGGAGGCACAGGGTACACATCAGTTCCAACGGTTAGCTTTAGCGGGGGAGGGGGAAGCGGAGCCACCGCTACTGCAACAATCGACTCCAATGGATCAGTAAACGGAGTGGCAGTCACCGCAGGTGGAACAGGCTACACATCTGCCCCCACAGTATCCTTTTCAGGAGGCGGGGGAAGTGGAGCAGAAGCAGTATCCACCATCATGAATGTGATTGATTTCAACACTGAGATTGGTGAAGTCCTTCGCGTATCAAATAATGATCCCTACGATACCGGATTCACTAACGAGATCGCATTCCGCGTGGAGTACGCAAGTAGTGGATATGGAAAAGTTGTACTCACAAATCGCAACAGCACGAAGCCTGTATTCTTACTATTTCGCGCACCATTTATCGACTACTCATCTACTAGCACAGACTTCCCTTATGTATTTAGCGAGTATGCCACATACGGAGCATATGGGGATTGGCTAACCGCAGATGGTCAAATGGAAAAAGGACAGGTCGCATTTCAACAGGCTGAATCACTTATAACGATGGAGCTAGATAAACTAGAGCGTCAGCAAGGTCAGCAGAACTTTATACAATTCGTAACATACGGAACAACATACTCAACCAATATTTAAAATGGCATCAGAATACAGAGGATTAGGACTTAACGGAGGAGAATACATTAATGATACTGTGGCGCACACAGGTGACTTCTTTTGCATCGTACCAACCGAAGACACAGTGATGGCAAGCATCACAAGTAATATCGATAACATCGCAGATCTCTGCACAGGACAGGATGCGACTACATTGACTCCAAGCACACCAATTTATGGACGCACAACTTCGTTCACGCTTACAAGCGGTGCAGTCATAGCTTACCGAGTCTAATGAGCGATCTAGCAAATCAAACACCTGCAAGCACCTATAAAGGTCTGCTTCAGGTAGGAGATTACACAAACGGAGTGGACTCTACAGTTAAGGCCGTGCTAGATGGTGAGGGCACAGCGTCCGCACTAGCTATTGGCACAACAAAAGTGGGAGTGGGCACTGCATCACCGAGTCAGGAATTAGATGTGAGTGGTAATGTAGTGGCGGATGAATATGCACTTGATCAAACAGGGTCAAGTAGTTCTGCGGTGGCAATTCACGCACCTACGACAAATGAGTTGGCAATTCGCACTAATTCAACTGAGCGATTACGCATCGACTCCTCCGGGAATGTGGGGATTAACACTGATAATCCTCTAAGGATTATAGATATACAAATCACAGACGCCACGGCATATGCAGGAAATGGTGGTGGAAATGCTCTTAGAGTTATAAATACTAGTCAAGCCGCTGACACTTTTTCTAGTTTAGAAATGTATGCAGGACAAACTAGTGAGGGTGATGCA